GGGTAGTTACCGTCTAGTTTGATTGTGCCGCCGTCTACGCTGACGTTACCTGCTACTATAAGACCGTCTGTGTCTGCTGTGCCCGTGACATCAATGCCTGTGGCTGTGGTTGCGAGTTTGAGTGCGTTATCATAACGCAAAGTCACTGCGCCATCAGCAACAAACCCCGCCATTGTTTCACCAGTGTATTTTTGCAGTTGTATTGAACTTGAGCGAAGTATTAAATCGCCAGTACCTGCATCATCAATTCTACTAGCAGAACCATCGTGGTAAATCTGCAAGTCAGAACCAGCACCGAAGATGGCCTTGCCATTGTCAGCAAATGTAGCATTACCCGTTACAGAAATTCCGCTGGAAGACGTTTGCATTTTTGTGTTGCCGTTATAAAACAGTGTTACCGCACCGTCCGGCACAGCTAAAATCATATTTTCTGTTTCGGCCGCATTTAAAACTGCAAAGTTTTCAGCAAGAAGCCTTAGACTTCCAGTGCCTTGTTCTGAAACATAGCTGTGAGAAGTACCCTGATAAATCTGCAAGTCACTGTCATCACCGAAGATAGCCTTTTCATTATCAGCAAAGTTGACGTTGTTAGATGCGTCTTTGAATGACATCTTCTCAGCGGGAAGGGTAACAAACAAGGTGCGCGTTCCCGCTCCCCAGTTCACAGCGTTATCACTGTTGCTAGACTGCAAAATGGTAGTACGGGCCAAGGTCGTACCACTTGCAGTATAGGTGCCTATACCTGTCTCAAAGTCCGTGCCGTCCGTACAGGTGTAGTAGGTGGTGTTGCCGTTACCTACCTCCCCAAAAGATTCAAAGCCAGTTACCGCTCCGGCAAGCGTATAGGTGCCTGTGCCAGTAGTGGTAGAGGTTTCTTTTACACGGTCTTTAAGAATAAGGGCCATTACTTCAACTCAATAGATAAGTTACCAGCATTAATTCTAAATATGTCGCCTGTCTCAACTGTTTTACTTGCATCAAGAGCGCCAATAAACAGGATGTTGCCGCTTGAAGAAGCGTCTACAATAAAGGCATGTGTGATGGTGTTGCTTGTTCCAGAAGACGCCGCGTACTCGATGTTTGCTGAGTTTGTTGCTGTCTGAGTATCTGTGCTAACTGCTGGAACAGTCCAAGCAGAGGCAGCGACTTGCTGTCTAGCATAGTTGCCAAAAGTTGCTTCGGTCAGCGTACCTGCTTCAGCATCTGCAACCGCTGTGGCAAGGCCAACATAAATGCTGTCACCCAGTGTTGCGAAGCTCTCCGCGTTGTTTTTAAATAAGAACTGCAAAATAGCATGTTCTAAATAGGTTGTTGCTGCGTTAGTTGTTGCCATGATTTAACTCCTAAGTCCTTGGCCTGGATGGTAATCCTTGTCTGTATGCGTCTGAGTTTTCTCTGGACTCTGCCAAGTCCTTCAATCGCTGTATTTCCTGCGCGAACCGTTGCTCGTACAACTGCATCATATCTTGTTCGCCCTTCATGTAAGTATACGCTTCTACAAGGGAACCGTAAAGAAGAGCGTTCGGGGCATTCTCGCTCAACCATGTTGTACCACTATCGGCACCCGATGTGATGCTGGTAGGGCGATAATAATAATGAAGCTCAGTTGTATAGTTGCTGTCGGGCGTTGGCCCTAGAACAAAGTTATCAATGTCGAACACTGCATAGTATTTTGGGGTGCCCGTCGCGCCAACAGCATTTGTGTACTCTTGAACAAAGTTTACATCCTTCTGAAGAAGAAAATCCTTGCTACCTGCAGAAGTAAGTTGAAGAGAAAAAGAGGCTAGATAGTCCGTTGGCACAGAAAGATAAGGGTCCGAAGCACTCAGTGCAGAAGTCGCGTTTTTACGGAACAGTTCTAAGTCAACGAGTGTGAAGATGCGGTCTTCACAGCCAGTAATAAATACAGGGAGATTTGTCACAAAGGAGGACTCTTCGTTCTCTGCAAAATCTTGTATGGCTGTCTTTAGCTGTGCATATGTAAAGCTCATTTAATTCTCCAACGTGACTGGACCAACGGTCGCATAGTTACCGCCGCCTCGTGTACTGCCGGAGGTTGCTGTTCCGCTTGATGCTGTGAAAGAATATGTGTCTTCATCCACAACAGTAATTGAGTAACCGCTTGCATTTTCTAACACCCCTTGTGTAAATCCGTCGAATGCTACCGCTTTGCGGAATCTTACAGTATCTGAAGAGGTACGTCCATGTGATGGTTCAATTACTGTGATTACGTTAGTCCCGGCATTTCCAGACTGAAACGGGTTTGAAATCAAAAGCTGCTCCGTAGCAACCTCTGTCCTCTGATCTGGGCGTGGGTCATGCAGAGCTTGTGGGTCAGGGCCCGGACGAAGTGGCTCTAATTGTGGGTGTTTTGCTTCATACTCATCAGGACCAACTTTGGCACCGCTCCACTCAGTCATCATCTCTGACAACCGATAGCGAAAACCAGAACGGTCTGAGTAACCCCAAGCCTTTTTCCCTGACGCATATCTTGCCATTAGTTCACCCGGAGATACGAAATACTAGGCTGCAACTTCAATGGGACAGCATCTACGTCCTCGTCCGCCGCACGTTGGAACTCTTCTTCGTAGATAGTCTTTAACATCTGAACCCGCTCTGGTGCCCGTTTAAGAGACAGATAGTAAGCCAAGCCTGCTACCATACAAGGAAGAAAGCGGAACGGAGCGTCAGTAGTGTTTGCTAAAGTGTCTACATCTTCAATGCGTTGTACAAAGTAGTACACTAAGGTATCCGTAGAACTGTCAGGAGTAGACCACAAAGTAATCTGCGGCGCTATCTGTCTGTTATAGTAATACTGACTAGGGCGGCCTTGAGTTGTTTTATTTGGCAGGGTGAGATACTCGCCACGAGACATGCGGCTTAGTTCATAATCAACGCCGCTTCGTCTAACAACAACCTCAAGAAGGTCTGCATAGTCAGATGTAAATGTGTAAGTAGCTGTGCCGGCAGTCAACGCCTGAGTGCCCTGCTTTACAGTCCACAGGTTCAAGCCACGGTTGGCCCAGTCTGCGAACATAAGATTCATAGAACGACGGGCAGTCTTCGCATCGTAACCAGTACGAAGCTCAAGGCCACATCTTTCATACGCCTCTTCGATTATTTCAGCGACATCTAAGTCGAAGTCTCTTGAACCTGAAGTTGCCATTTACTTATTCCTATGAGTTCCGCCGCACTTCATCCTTGGCATTTCCATAGCTCCTGCCATTTCTTTACGAGGTGAGCACATTGCGCCGCCGTTTCTCATCTTCTTCATCGCTCCGCCGTACTTTTTATACCCCATTTTATTGCGCACTGGAGTGGGAAGTCTTCCGAGACCTGGGTTTCCTGCTGGAATATCTTTCATTTCTTTTTCCTCTTCAAAGGTGAAACTCTTTTTGGCTTACCTGCCGGTTGACCAAGTTTTTTCTTCTGTGCTATTCTACTACGTTTTTCCGCAGCCGTCATCTCTTTGGAGGTTTTGGGGGTTTTACTGGAGACACGCTTAGAGGGGCGACAATATGGAGTACCCCGTTTACTTCCCTTGCCTCTGCCACACGGTTTCCCCGTACGCACATCCTTCCACTCTTCTTTAAACCAGCGCTTAAGCGCCAAGCCCTTCTTTGTTTTCCTGACAGCCATGCTGGTTTCCTCACTATAAAACTGCGTTTGCTACAAAGATAATTCCGCCAAAGAATAAAATAGCTATAGCCAACGCCAACGCCCAAGTAATAATAGTCTCTACCTGCTGGGCTTTCCGCCTTGTTTCAGCTATCTTAGCCGTCCTAAGTTGGCCCTGAATACGAATAATATCCTGCCACGCAGTAAGTCCAAATTGTCCGGTAACAAAATTTCTAAGGTCTTGTTCCATTGTCTCGGCTTTTTTCTTAGCCGCGTATGTCTCAAGTGCCTGTTCCTCTACGCTGCCGAACCTCCGGCCCTTGGCCTTGTTGTGACCGTCCTTTACAGATTGGATCGCACTCATCCATCTGCCTATATCCCCAGACATAGACTCAATGTCTTTGCCTACTTGAAATCCTTTTTGGATAGCTTTATAGGCGGTACTTGCTAATGCTATCGCGCTTACAGGATCCATTATTTCTCATCAGTAGAGTTTTGTTGTTCGGTATTTGTACGTTCCGCCTGCGGCTTTCTTGGTGGTACTGTTACCCCAGTTGGACGCTCCGACTTTTCTACACTTTGCGAGTGCCCCGCTTGCATACGCTGACGGGAAGACCTTATAACGGCGCTTAACCTTGCTGTAACATGCATCTTTTTTTGTTCCACCTGTTGTCACTTGCTTACCTATCGAGCCACGCGAGATTGTCATTATTATGTGTCCTTATAAAATCTTGCCATAAAGGGGTCAGCATTTTATGATTAGCTTCTACCTTTGCAGATATAACGGCGGTGTCTGTTTTTAATTCAACAACACTGACAGCTATCCAAGACAAGACGCCAAGCGCGGCAGTGCTAAAAATTACAACAATATGAGCTAGCATTTCCATCTCCGCCGGGCTGCGCAAATACGCTTCTTAGGTGTCTTCTTACAGCTAACGCCGTGCATCTTCATCTGACCCGCTGACCTAGCACAGTAAGACTTCTTGCGCTTGCCGCCGCCGGGCTGTGGAGCCTTTAACTTTGAACCAGTGGCTCGGTTATATTTAGCTCGGCCCTTGGCTGTAAGACCTGCGCCCTTAGATGCAGGAAGCTTCTCACCCTTTTTAACTGATAGATTAACAGATTTCTTCTTTCTTGTCGCCATTACAACCTCGAATCATTCTT